TACATTAAAAATTTATTTAAATGGAAGAACCATATATAAATTAAAAGGATGGGAAGAAGTTATCCCTTCAACAAGGGGTAATCAAATAATGATTCAATCGTGGGCTGGTGGTACACAATATTCTGGTGGCATACATAATATGGGTATTTCTTGTTTTAATTTTAAAAGAGTACAATATTATGAAGAACCATTAAATTTTGTAAGAGTAAGACATCATTATCTTGTTGATACTAAACCCAACTATGACATAACGGAATGTGTTGAAAATTGTGTGGATAGTATGATTGGCCTTTAAAAAAATGATACAAATTGATATAATTTAAATAAATGGATACTTTAAAAATAGTTTCGACAAATTATACAGGTCAAAGTGCGGTTATTACTTATTATCCAGATACTGGTGGTACTATTAATCTTGGCACCCAAGTATTACCCTATGATTATGTTGCGTCTTATTTTTATGGAACATATTCTTTATTTTTTCCCGCGTTTGGTAGTACTTGTACACTGTACGTAGAAGATTTATCAGGTAATTTTTTACTACAAGAAAACGGTGATTATATTTTCCAAGAAAACTATTATAAAATAAAAATAGAAACAGGTCCATCTCCGACCCCAACAGTGACACCTTCAACAAGTGTAACACCATCGATAACACCATCTGTTACACCGTCTATAACCCCAAGTGTAACACCATCTGTTACACCGTCTGTTACACCAAGTAGAACACCTTCAACAAGTGTAACACCATCAATAACACCAAGTAGAACACCGTCGGTTACCCCAACACCAACACCAACACCATCAAGACCCGCATACACATATTATAGGTGGCAGATTACTGAAAGTAAAACATCACCACCTAATGCGAATTGCATACAAGCATCCGAATTCGTTTTTCAAATAGGTGGTGTAGACCAAAGTATGGCTGGTGTTACGGTAACTAACCCAAGTGGTAATAACCCTGTTGGTGAGGAACCTCCAAAGTTAGCGGATGGTAATTTAACAACTAAAGCTTTGGATTTGAATTTTGTAACAAATGGAAATGTAAGTAATTTTATTTTTCAATTTAGTAGTGCAAAGGCGTTTACGGGTTATAGATGGGGTACCGCAAATGATGAAGAAAGTAGAGACCCTAAATCATGGACGATTGCCGGTAGTAATAATGGAACAACTTGGACAACGTTACATACGGTATCAGGATTTAACTCTACCACCACAAGAAATACGTATCAAACACCTCAAACGTATTAAAATATAAAAATAGATATTTATAAAATAAGATGAATTTACCAATATCCCAATTACCCGAACTTACAGGTTTAACCGCAAATGCGGAGTTTGCTGTTTCTCAAGGTGGAACCACATATAGAGTTAAAAATAGTGTTTTAGCTCCATTTCCAACGGTTTATGGTTTGTTTTCTCAAACAGGAAATAGTGTAACTATAAGTGGTACAACATCAGAATTAAGTGTTATTGACGGTGGGGTTGGAACCTTAAGTGTTCCCGCTAATGGATTTAGGGTTGGTGATAGCTTTAGAGCGGATTTTGGTGGTCTTTTATCCGCAAAAAATGGTGATGATATAAGAATAAAAGTTAAAACTGGTTCGGTAATTTTAGCAGATTCTGGACTTCAAAATATGACAACATCAGTTGATGACGTTTGGCAACTTTCTATAAATTTCACAATTAGGTCTCTCGGTGTTGCGGGTGTTGCCAGTATAGTTGCTCTTGGTGTATTTCATACAACAAAACAATCTAATGGTTCACAAGGTGGGTTTGCGTTCAATACGGTTAATAGTACTACGTTTGATACCACCGTTTCAAATACAATTGAAGTAACAGCTCAGTTTAGTTCAAGTGACCCCGCAAATAAAATATATAGTGACATTTTTGTATTAAATAAAATATATTAAATAAGATGGAATTTTTTATAAGACAAGGTGCTTCACAACCGATATTAAAAATGAGACTTCAAACCACAGACGAATATTATATTACCCACCAATTCACAGAATCACAAACCGCAAGAATTGGTAAGTATGAAGGTAAAGTTACAGTTCAATTTTTAGATACCAACTTAAATCCAACCACAAAACTGATTCTTCCTGTAAAGGAAAAATTATTTATCACCATATTTTGATATGTGATGATTATTTCGTATAATTGTTAGCAAGACAAACTACAACACGGTGTTGTAAGCAAATGTGTCAAAACAAAAATATACGATATGTCAGAAGTTATTTCTCAAGAGGTAATCGAAAGTTTTTTAAATGGTTGGGACCCTGAAGAATACATTGTAGGGGTTGAATACGATTACCAAACCAACAAAATTTACAAAATTATTCAAGACCCTGTAAGGGGTAAGGTAGTAAAACCCGACACTTTAACTCCATTTCTATGGGTTGGTGATTTAAGTTCTTGTAATTTCTATCAAGGAAGTAAATCCATACAAAAGAAAAAAATGGGGGAATACGGTATTATTATTGATAAACTTGAGACCCAAGGTAATGATAGACTTGAAAATGGACAAAATTTTTTAGTAAAAAGTCTAAAGGGTTATCGTGAATTAATTAGTTTTTTCAAACAAGGCGGTATTGACCCGTGGGGTGATAATTTTAAACACTTATTTACTATTTTATCACCTGTAGAACAATATCTTATTCAAAAGAAAAAAAGATTATTTAAAGGTATTGATGATTATTCAGGTGTTCATCGATTTGTATTCGATATCGAGACCACGGGCCTTGAACCTGAGACTAATGAGATAATTCTTATTGGAGTAAAGGACAACCGTGGTTTACAAAAAACCATACCCGCTTTTGGTCCTGATGGTGAGAAAAAATGTATCGAAGAATTTTTTGAAATAATAAAAGAATTAAAACCAACAATTATTGGTGGGTATAATTCAGCGTCATTTGACTTTCCATTCATATTAAAAAGAGCCGAAATTTTAGGTGTTGATATTGTTGAGTGTACATCAATACTCACATCGGATGGGATTAAACAAAAAGAAGGTGTATTAAAGTTAGCAAATGAAATTGAACCTTACACTCAACATATCATTTGGGGTCATAATATTGTTGATATCGCTCACGCAGTAAGAAGGGCACAAGCAATTAATTCGGAAATTAAATCTTGGGGATTGAAATACATTACCCAATATTTGGAAAAAGAAAAACCAAATCGGGTATATGTCGATGGTGCTTTTATTTCAAAAATATATTTGGAAAATGATAGTTATTACGTTAACCCTAAAACAGGTAAATACAAAAAGATTGGTGAACCCGGTACTGAAAATTTATTAGACAAATACCCTAATAAATACGAAATATGGCCAGGTCAAAGGATACTCCAAGAATATTGTAAAATTTGACTACGCATCTCTTTACCCATCAATCCAATTGGTTTATGATGTATTTCCTGAATGTGATGTTATGGGTGTTCAGAAGTCTATGTTAAAGTACTTTAGAAACATTCGTATCAAATATAAAAGACTTGCTGGTGAACTTAAAGATAGTGACCCCGTACAAGCAGAAATGTACGACCGTAAACAATTACCAATCAAGATTTTTATCAACGCTTATTTTGGTTCCTTGTCCGCACCACAGGTATTTCCATGGGGTGATATGAACATGGGTGAAACCATCACATGTACTGGTCGTCAGTGTCTTCGTATGATGATTATGTTCTTTGAGAAAAAAGGATATAAACCTCTTGTAATGGATACGGACGGTGTTAACTTTTCTACTCCCGATGATATTGATACCCACATATACATTGGTAAAGGTTTGAATGAATTAGTAGAAGAAGGGAAAGAATACGTTGGTATCGAAGCAGATACCGCGGAATTCAATGACACTTTTATGAGAAATGAAATGGGTCTTGATATTGATTACACCGCACCTGCGTGTATCAACGTTTCAAGAAAAAATTACATCATTAAACTTCTTAAAAAAGGTAAAGAAAAAATCAAACTTACGGGGAATACTATTAAATCAAAAAAACTTCAACAATATGTTGTAGAATTTTTAGATGAAGGATTAAAACACCTATTAAATGGCGATGGATTATCTTTTGTTGAGCTTTATTACAGATATGTCCAACAAATTTATGATAAGAAAATCCCATTGTCTAAAATGGCTAATAAGTCTCGTGTAAAACAATCGGTCGAGGATTACAAAAAACATATTAAAAAAACCACGAAAGCTGGTTCTTTGATGTCTCGACAAGCACATATGGAGTTGGTTATTCAGAATAACTATCCCGCCAGTCTTGGTGAGACCATTTACTATATTAATAATGGTGAAAAAAAATCAGACGGTGATGTTCAGAAAATAACAAAACCAACCAAAAAACAACAAGAGGAGTTTACTAAATTACACGGTAAACCAATGCCAGATAATTACATACAGATTAATTGTTACATGATTTCTGAAAAGGAGTTAACAAACAATCCCGACATGACTGGTGATTATAACGTGGCGAGATACTTGACTAATTTTAATAAGAGAATAGAACCATTGTTAGTTGTTTTCAACCCTGAAATACGTCACGATATTTTGGTTGAAAAACCCGAAGACAGACAATATTTTACAAGAGCTCAATGTGAATTAGTAAGTGGGTTTCCTCTTAAGGAAGATGGTCAAGATAAGTACGATGAGGTAATGACACTATCTGATAGTGAAGTACTATTTTGGAATAGAGTAAAAAGAGACCCTTTCTTTATGTATGTGGAGGACAGTTTGAAGTTAGCAGACCCTTATTGGGTGGATTTGAATAGAAAAGTGGTATCTCTACAAGCTGAAAGTATCAAGAGTAATGAGGATGAGATTATTCAGACCAACGGTAATGATTACGCTTATCACGCAACCAATATCTAATTAGATTACGTTAAATGGTGATTGGAAAGGTCTGTACTTAAGTGCTTTGTTTAGGTTTTCCGCTTCCGCTCCTTTTCTTTCCATTAACTTATCGGGTCTTAATCTTTCTAAACGATTCATTAATTCCTCAATAAGTTTTAATTTTTCATCTTTACCTTCTTGTAAAATATGCGATAAGATATTTCCTAACCCAGTTTTGTGCTGGTTTATTTAACATGTCCCAAGTAAGTTCTTCGGTTTCAACATCAGAAGGTAATTTTACAATACCACTATTTTTGTCTAAACAAGTATCGGGGTCTGTGGTATCATAATACCAATACCACACTTTTTGTCTATTGTTTTGAATCGAACCAAAATCAAATCTACCACCTGGTACATTGTATAGGTGAACTATTTTTGTTCCGTTTGGTCCTGCCGTAATTCTATATGTTAAGTCACCACCAATTAATCGGTTTTTAATATTTCTATCGCCCATTCTTAATAATAAATCATAAGCTGGTAATAAGAAATAAGAACCCGAAGCTCCTTGTTGTGCAAATCCACCGACACCACCAAAAGCAACACCCCCAAGACCACCAAAACCGCCTAAAAATGGGTCAACAATTGAGTCTGTTAATTCCGCTCTTGAGAACCACAATAATTCATTAATCTCTCTACCAGCAGGAATCACATAAGTTTGTGTGTTCGCAGATAATGAAATATAATCTTTTTTTAATTCACTATTACCACCCGTCTGTAGACCTACAATCTTAGAGTAAGAATGGGTGTATTGTGTCTCGTAATCTAAACTCCTTGTGGTAAACGCTCTTGTTAATGATTGTGTATCCACATTAAGACCAGCGAGTGCTGACCACTGTGATTCAATCAACCAATCACTTACATATTGTTCATATTCAGATACTGACAACTCTAAAAAGGTGTCCATTTGTTCTTCTGTGAGTTCAACTCCCCTAACGGGTAAACCCAATAAATGAAACACTTGGGTGTACAATTTTTGTTTTTCAGTATTTGAAATGACAGTTGTTGACATTAACTTTGATTTATCAATAAATATCTGTATATTTGTTTTAATATTCCAAATATTAATGTATTCCACCGGAAACTTAAGAAACATAGAAAACCACGTAAAAAAGATTTGCACAATAAAGGGACCTATCAAGGACCTTTTTTTGAGTGAATGGAGAGAGGTTTTTAAGGAATGCTACTTGAGTAAAAACCAATATGGTTTTTGTCAAAAAAATGGGACATATGGTGTTTTAACCCCAAGGGGGTCGTGGTCTCCTGTAAATCAGTTTAATACGAACTATATTGTCAACATAAAAATTGTTGAGAAATTAAACGAATGGATTTTTCAAGATTATTTTCTTAAGGGAATAAACAATCTAAATGGCGTACCATTAAAAGAAATTACTTTTGATGGTAATAGTTCAAGTTATATTGAAGAAGAAATAAAAAACTATTTTAAATGGTTTCGAGTATACAAAGACAAAATATTGATAGACCATAGGACTGTTGGTCCTAGCGATTTTTTATATGAACTTTTTCATATTGCATCCAAAACGATTGGTACGGGTACATATGGTGAATTGTGTATTGAACATTATTTTAAAAAAAATGTAAAAACAGCTAAGATTTACAGGACATCATTGGTGAGGGGTTCTTCGATTGACATGGTTAACGGTTGTGATTTATTCACGGTCAACAACGATGATAATACAAAAGTTAAAAGAATCCAAAGCAAGGTTGTTAAATTTCAAGGTGATAGTTTTAAAAATATTATAGATGTAAGGGATTACATTGGTAAAAATATTGATTATTTAGTTTTGGTATCATTGAACTATGATTTTAGATTTCATACTGTGAACCCAACGAGAATGATTTTTTTACATCTTAAAGAAGATACCATTATAACCGAATTAAATGGTTGGTATACATATAACAAAAATAATATACTAATGGAAGAAAAAATTGATGATATTTTTAACTCAAAAATTTTCTTTGAGTTTTTCATGTATTGTTCAAAAAACGATGTAGAGTTTTCTCTTGAAGTTTCTGAAGACACAAACTTAAATTTTATAAAAGAAGAAAGAAAAGTTTGTGTGAGTTTGCCTTCAAGTAGTGAAAATTTTGATATTGATAAAATCCACGATGTGTGGGTTGAAATAATTCAGAGTATTTCTCAAAAACAAGAGGACATTGATTTCATGATGAATATCTTAAAGAATCTCTTTAAGAATTGATTGTGCAAAACTTTCTGAGAAATCTCCATCACCCATTACTTGGTCGATAATATTCTTTTTCTTTTGAAGCATATTATACACTATCTTTTCAATAGTATTTTCGAAAATCGGATAATACACTAATACATTTTTCTTTTGTCCGTATCTAAACGCTCTGTCTTCTGCTTGACTGTGATGTGCAGGAACAAATGATAAGTCATTCATAATCACACATTCCGCAGCGGTTAAGGTGATACCAACTCCACCTGCAATAATATTTGAAATAAACACTTTTACTTTGTCTTCATTTTGAAAACGGTCAACAGATTGTTGTCTTTTTTCTTTAGACATTCTACCATCTAAAACCACCGAGTTCTTTTTGTATTTCTCATGTAACATATCTAAAGACATGGTGAAGTTCGTAAACACAATAACCTTTTTACCTTGTTCTAAACATCTATCAATAATCTCACAAGTATAATCAATTTTTTCCTGAGAGATAATTTGTCTAACTTTCATTAAACGATTAATAGTAACAGATAATGATTCTTTGTTTTTAGATTCACTTGTAATTCTTAAAAAGTCCTCAAGTTCTTCATCATAGTATGTACTCTTTAAATCTAAGAATATTGGTGTGATAATTTTATCGGGAAGGTCTAATATGTCAGTTTTCATTCTTCTTAAAACAAGATTTTTAGTTCTCATTCTAAGTTCATCTAAATTTGTTGCACCGTTAGTATTCCATATTTTCTTTTTGTTTACCGTGAATTGATAACCACCACAATACCTTTTAACATAACCTTGCCAATTTAACGTAACATTTGAATTTACGATTCTTAATAGATTATAATAATTGATTGGTTTTGAGGTCATGGGTGTACCTGTAAGTAACCAAACTTTTGGTATATTTTTTAATATATCATTTATTAATTTAGTTCTTTGAGCGGTAGTATTTGATATGTAATGAGCTTCATCTACTATTGCCAAATCAAATTTTTCATTGGCAATTAAATTAGTATTTTCTTGACCAATTTCAGGTGTTTCAGTTGAGTGATAGTTTTTTACAATATCATAATTTATAATATAGTAATTAAATGTTGAACCCCACTTACGACCTTCAACAATTAAAGTTTTCTTATCTGAGTAATTTTCAATTTCTCTCTGCCAATTAATCTTTAGAGATGCTGGGCATATTATTAAAATCTTTTTTGCTCCACTTTCTAAAGAGGCAATAATCGCTGATGTGGTTTTACCCAGTCCCATATCATCAGCGAGAATATATTTGTCGTTGGCCAATAATTTCTCAATAGCTTCTTTTTGGTGAGGTAATGGAGGTCGGTTATCGTAAGATGAATAATCAATCTCTCTGTTTAATTTTTTTTCCTCTTGGATGATTGCGGATTTAGGAACCCACATAGCTGAATTTTTTTCAGTTTCAAAAATTTTACCCCATATGTGATATGCCATATCACTTTCACATAATAACTTTTCACACCATATTTTTTCGGGTGGTTTTGTTAGATGTTTAGATTCCATTAACTTGTCTGCAAATCCATCAACAATACTGATATATTTTTTTGCAACCCGAGGAACTACCTCATGGTATTTTAAAACATACTCAGCTTGGGGTCTTGTTAACTGAAAACCTTTAACTTCAGATAACTTTCTTTTCCACTCAATTAGTTGGTTGTTAAAACCTTCGTAAGTGGACAAAATTTCCCTTGCTTCTATCTCAGGAATCTTACTCTGCATACAATAAGTTAAATATAGTAAAATAGAATCAATAAATGAACTATTTATAGTAAATGAAGAATAAACTACCGATATGTATACGGTGAAGTTGGTAAAGACCAAATTAAATTTTTACCACCTACCGAATTTTTCGGATTGGTTAAAATTGAAGAACCTAAAAACAATTCATATACTAAAGGTGTAAATAGATATTTGGAACCCGGTAATATGACCATTTCAGTTTATATAAAACACTTAGAAGAAATGGGTATTGATATTAGATATGGTGATTTTATTGGGTACCCCGAATCGGAAGAAAGAATTAGATACTATACGGTGGTAAACGATGGAAAAGTTACTTCCGATAATAAACATAATATGTTTGGTTTTAGACCTCATTATAGAACTATCACCTGTGCAATTGCACAAGAATCTGAATTTAGAGGAATTTAATTATGGGATTACCAAAAAGAAAAAAAGATATTAAAGTATACGGTGTAAACCAAAACGCGGATGGTCCTGCAATTACCGGTAGAAGAAAAGAATTATTAGAAGAAATAATTAAATCTGATACTTTTCTTCCTGATTCGATATTGCACGACGACCTTGATTTGGGTATGTTAGAATTTGTAAAAGAAAATTTTAAAGTAATATCTGACGGGGACCAAATACCAATGATTCCAAAAATTCTCACAATTCAAAGATGGGGTGAGTATACCAACAATTGGTCTTTTAGTGATGAAGATGGAAATATTAAGTTACCATTTATTGCTGTTGTAAGAAAACCTGAAGTTCAGTTAGGTACAAACCCATCTATTCAAAGAACTATTCCTGATAGAAGAGACTTTTTTTATGCATCGGTTCCGACTTGGGATGGAAATCAAATGGGTGCGGACATATACAAAATACCTCAACCAATTGCGGTTGATATTAGTTTTGATGTAACTATTGTTTGTACAAAATTTAGAGATATAAATAAGTTCAATCAAAAGGTTTTACAAAAGTTTTCATCTCGTCAAGCATACACTCGAGTAAAAGGTCATTATATCCCAATTGTATTAGATAGAATCGAAGATAATACTCCGATGGATACTTTAGATGGTAGAAGATTCTACATTCAAAATTACGGGTTTACAATGTTAGGATTCTTAATTGATGATGAAGAATTTGAAGTTTCTCCTGCAATTAACAGAAGTATTACCATGGTGGAACCCGATTTAAGGTCAATTCCATCTATAAAAAAAATTGAAAACTCAATAACAATATCATCAAATTATAGTAGTGGTTCAATCGTTGCGGACTACACCGCAACCGCAACAAATAAGGTAGATAAGACGGTTGAAATTTCATTTACTGACACTTTATTAACTGTGACTGGTAGTTCAATATCAATTCCTGTTAAAATTTTTATTGAACCAAATCAATTAAGTGGTACTACACAATATACTGTCGATGGTACGTTTAGTAATTTAACTTTGGTTAATAATTTTAGTTCGGTAGATATTAATACGTCGTCTAAAACAAAATTTAGATATGATTTTACAACACAATCAACTTTTACAATACCAATAACACCGACCCCAACACCTTCAATAACACCATCTTCATCTGTAACACCATCAATAACCCCAACATCAACACCTACGGTTACCCCTACTTTAACCTCAACCTCTATTATCACCCCAACCATAACTGTAACACCTTCAGTTACCCCCTCAGTAACACCGTCAATTACTCCGTCACTTACATCATCGGTTACACCAACCCCTACTTTAACCTCAACACCCACAGTTACCCCTTCGGTAACAATTGAGTCTTCACCGACACCATCACCAACTCAATCAGTAACACCATCCATTACTCCCAATAGTTCTGTCACACCATCGGCCACCCCAACACCATCATTGATGGTGGATGATAAACTATTAATTTCTGGTGGATTCTCATTATACAATGGCACATTATATAATGACATAATTAAATTAAACTCAAATGGTTCAGTTGATAGTTCATTTAGCGGTGGAACCGGATTTGATAATTTCTTAGAAAATCACATAATATATAATAACAAAATTTACGGTGCGGGTTATTTTACAACATACAGTGGTGTATCGTCCAATTATATAATTAGATTAAACTTAGACGGTTCAATCGATAATACATTCAGTATCGGAACGGGATTCAATAGTATCACAAAATTTGTTGTACCCCAATCTGATGGAAAACTATTAATCGGTGGATATTTTACATCATATAATGGCACGTCGGCGAATAAAATTATTAGGTTAAATTCTGACGGAACAATTGATAATACATTTAGTGGTTCAACGTCTACTACTTATGATGCAAACTCAACTGTTCAAGATGTTTCTTTACAATCAGATGGTAAAATGATTCTTTGTGGTAGTATGACCACAAGAAGAATTGAGAGACTTAATTCCGATAAGAGTCACGATTCTAGTTTTACAACTACAGTCGGTACGGGATTTAATGCCTACACATACATGTCATCGGTACAATCAGATGGTAAGATTGTCGTTGGTGGAGATTTTACATCATATAGTGGAGTGACATCTAATAGAATAATTAGATTAAATTCCGGAGGAACTATCGATGATACATTTATTATTGGAACCGGATTTAATAATAGTGTTTATTTTGTCTCGACTCTTTCAAGTGGTAAAATAATGGTCGGGGGAGCTTTCACATCGTATAGTGGTGTAACATCTAATAGGATAGTTAGACTAAATTCTGATGGAACTATTGATAATACATTTAGTATTGGAACCGGATTTAATAATCATGTACTCAGTATTGTTGTTCAAACAAATGGTAAAATACTAATTAGTGGTAATTTTACATCATATAACGGCACATCGGTAGGAAACATTGTACGTTTATTTTCAGATGGAACTTTAGACACGACACTTAATACCGGTACAGGATTTGGTTCTGGAGCAACAATCACAACAGTAACCCCAATAAATTAAACAACATGACAATACAAGAATTTTTATACGAAAAAACATTATCTCATATTGAAATATATGAAAATTTAATAATCAATTTGGTTGTTGATAATGACATCTATGGTCTTAGTGTTGATACTAGTCATCTTGAATCATTATTGGTTTTAGAAAGAACTGACAATTTTATAATTGATGGTAATTTATTAATTTGTAATAACATTACCGTTGATATGACGGAGATTAGTATGTTATAAAAAATTAATCTCCATAGATATCTTTTTTCTTAGGTGAATCATTCACCTTTCCTGTTTTACAAACTTCATCAATCCATTTCTGAACAACCTTATAAATTTTTAATCCATTTTTGTCGCAATATTCTTTTAACATTTGGTGGTGATTTTCACTAACCTTTATGTTTTTTAGGGTGTTTTTCATGATAAAGATAAATATAGATACTAAAGGATAAATTAGTATCCATAAGTGCCATTTTTAAAAAAATCAAGGGAATCTTTGCTAAAAACAAAGATATTTATTGATAAAGAAATAAAATTAATTAACCAAACAAATTAAAAATGGCAAATTCAAATAGAGTTTTTGTATCTCCGGGTGTATATACATCTGAAAAAGACTTAACATTCGTAGCACAAAGTGTTGGTGTGAGCACATTAGGTTTGGTGGGTGAAACCTTAAAAGGTCCCGCTTTTGAACCTGTATTAATAACTAATTTTGACGAATTCAAGTCATATTTTGGGGGAACAAGTCCGTTAAAAGACAACAATAACAATCCAAAATATGAATTACCTTATTTCGCAAAATCTTATTTAGAAGAATCTAACCAAATGTTTGTAACAAGAATATTAGGTTTAACGGGTTATTTACCTGTCAAAACTTATGGTGTTAAAACAATTGGTGGGGTTACATTGGGGGCTCTTAGTGGAACAACCACAAGTTTAACAATGTCAGCATCGACCACAACAATTACAGCAAGTACGATTTATAGTGAACTATCAGATAAAATATCTGTAGATGGAAATTATATTACAGAATATATTGTAGCAAACTTTAGTGGTAACACATCATCTAACCATGGACAATGGTTTGTGATGGGTGAAGTACCAACTTCAGGAACAAGTGGTCAAACATCATCACTTGAAGAAGTTTCTCCTTTAACAGGTTTGAATAACGCAAGTAATTACAACAATAAGGAATGGTTCAATAAACTTTGTAACACCACAGGTTCTGAAGTATATTCTTACTTATTTGTTTATAACAGCGGTGCGAGTAGATTTGATGTGACTAAGTACACATACTATGGAACATTGAACACGGCGTATGATGGACAAGTGGTTTTAGCGTTCAGACCAAGAGGTTCTTACAATGGACAAACATTAAACTTGGAAACTACCGCAGATGTAAATTTTGTGGTTACAGGTTCAGGAATCACTACAAATCCATTAGCTGAATTTACAGTTAATGTTACAGGTTCAACAAGTGGACCAAAATCATTCACTTGTAGTATGGACTCTTCGTCATCAAAATATGTAACAAAAGTTTTTGGTACCGATGTTTATGACAAATTAAAAAGTGATGTACCTGTGTATGTTTTTGAATCTTATCCAAATTACTTACAAAGAGCATATGAACAAGGTTTAATTAGAGGTTTAAGTTTAACAGAAGCAAACTACGAAGTAAAAGTTTCAATTATTAATATTGATGTAAACACTGGTGACTTTGACTTAATCGTTAGAGACTTTAATGATACAGACGATAATTTAGTTGTACTTGAAAAATTTGGTAGATGTAATATGAATCCAGATTTACCAGGATATGTTGCTAAAAAAGTTGGTACATCTGATGGTGAATATGAATTACGTTCAAGATACATTATGTTGTCAATGGCTGATAATCACCCAACCGACGCATATCCTGCAGGATTTAAAGGATTTACAAACAACACATCTTTTGGTTCAAGTACTTTAGGTTCGGTGATGTACAAGACTACATTCTATAACGCTGGTGATACTACATCTTATCAAGCCGATGGAACACCTGTTTTATCTTCAGGTGACAAAGTAAGAAGAACATACTTTGGTTTATCAAGTCCAACAAACGCAGTAACATACGATAGAGACTTGTTTAAATTCAAAGGAACATCAGCAGCTGGAACAACTAAGGGTTTCCACTTATCAACAAACGCATCTACAATCACAGGAACAACCTTCTTAACCACGTCGTATGATTTAGAGGGTCAAACAGGTGGAGCGAATAACGTATTAACAAATATCAATTATCGTAAATTCACATTCGCAGCGGCTGGTGGATTTGACGGTTGGGATATCTACAGAAATGTGAGAACCTACGGTGATGGATACATCTTTGGTAAAAATACTTACACAAGTGGTAACACTAATAATGGTGGTGTATTTAGTACAGTATCAGGAAACTCTGACTACTACGCTTACACTCAAGGTATTGATACCTTCGCAAACCCTGAAGCTGTTGATGTAAACATCTTCGCAACACCAGGTATCAACTTCTATGACCACAGTTCATTAACATCTTACGCAATTGATATGATTGAAGAAGATAGAGCGGATTCACTTTATGTGATTTCATCACCAAACTACGGTACAGCGGATGAAGTAATAGACGCTTTGGACGGCGTAGCAATTGATAGTAACTACTCAGCGGTTTACTGGCCTTGGATTCAAGTTAGAGACGCAGACAACGCTACACAATTATACTTACCACCAACAGGTGAAGTATTGAGAAATATAGCATTAACAGATAACGTATCTTTCCCTTGGTTCGCGGTAGCGGGTTATTCAAGAGGTTTAGTAAACTCAATCAAAGCTTATAAGAAATTAACTTTGGATGAGAGAGATGACCTTTACAAAGCGAGAATTAACCCTATCGCAACATTTGCGGATACCGGTACAATCATTTGGGGTAATAAAACACTTCAAGTACGTGAATCAGCTTTGGATAGAATTAACGTAAGAAGATTACTGTTAAGAGCAAGAAAATTAATTTCAGCAGTAGCGGTAAGATTGTTATTTGAACAAAACGACGAACAAGTTCGTAATGAGTTTTTGAGATTGGTTAACCCGATATTAGACGCAATTAAGAGAGAAAGAGGTTTGTATGAATTCCGTGTAACGGTTTCCAACGACCCTGAAGATATTGACGCTAATACTTTGAGAGGTAAAATTTACATTAAACCAACAAGAGCTCTTGAATTTATCGATGTTGAATTCATAATCACACCAACAGGAGCATCATTTGATAATATCTAATAAAAAGGGGAGGGGAAACCCTCCCTATTTTATGTTCCACGTGGAACATTATAATATAGTGTGACCTACGGAATTACCAAATATAAAAAAAATAAAATTATAAATTACCCAGTATATGCACCAGTATTCTAGTTCTAGTTCTAGTTTATTTTTATCTAGTTTATTTCTTTATAGTTATTCTAGTTTCTTTAATCTAGTTCTTAATTTACTAGCATCTAGTACTAGTATGGAAAAAATACGAAATAATTTTCACAAAATCAAGTATTGAGAAGATTTTTTTTGTTTTTTCATATACAACATATTTATAAGAAAGATTAAAAATAAAAAAATTAAAAAACAAATATTGACATGGCAGATTTATTAATGAAAATGCCGGTTCCTTACGAACCGAAGAGAGTTAACCGATTCATACTTAGATTCCCATCATCATTGGGTATTAACGAGTGGTACGTAACCTCAAGTGCAAGACCTAGTGCAAAAATTAACTCAGTTGCAATTCCTTTCATCAACACATCAACATACGTAGCTGGTAGATTTGAATGGAATGAAATAAGAGTAACCTTCAAAGACCCTATTGGTCCTTCAGCGGCACAAGCATTGATGGAGTGGTTCCGTCTACACGCTGAATCAGTTACAGGTCGTATGGGTTACGCAGCTGGTTACAAAAAAGATATTGAATTAGAAATGTTAGACCCAACGGGGGTTGTGGTTGAAAAATGGATACTTCAAGGTTCTTTCATAACCGACTTAAACTTTAACGAACTTGATTATTCAAGAGATGATATTGCATCTATCACATGTTCGTTAAGAATGGATAGATGTATATTAGTTTACTAATCAAATAATAAAAAATCTGTCAATAAAAGGTCTCTCAAAAGGAGACCTTTACTTTTTTTATAAGTTTTTGTAAATTATACTAGT